GTCAGGGTCTTTGCCGTTGCCGCCCCTGTTCCTGCGGTATCCTCGGCGGTTTGAATGATGCCTCCCGCTGTCCCGGCTGTGGTCCCTATGCCGCACAATGTGACCGACTTTACGTTCTGGTCGGTCAAATAGCCCTGGAGATCGACCCATCCGCCGGTGGCAATGGTCGCCACCTTGGTGGGGATCAACAGGGTGATGGTTTCTAACGATTGAATGTGCATATTTTCCTCATTTTCTGGCTGGATCCGGGTGCCACGGTTCCAGCCCTTTTACCAATAAGCGGCACCTGCTGGTTCAGGAGAGAGGGCTAGGCGCTCACCTTCTGGACTCTCAACCGCCAGGGCTCAACACACTGCCCGCCCACACGCTTGCGGGCTAACAGCAGGGTGATGTTGCTTTCGGCATACAGCTCCGAAAGCCTCTGGATGGAGATCCCGACCCGGTCTACGATGTAGTACCCGTGCATGTCCCCGAAGACGATCGGGTAATGTCCGGCTGCGACGGTCGGGAGGAAGGAATCCCTTACGTAGGGATATCCGAGCAGTTCTTTCGGCGCTCCTGCCAGGTCGGAATTCACCGGCCACAAATAGCGCTTGTTGCCGTCCTGGAGTTTGCGCACACCGGCTTCGGTGGCTTTGCTCCAGAACAACTTGGCGTTGACGTCGTATTGCTCGGGCAGGTCATAGACCAGGCTGATCAACCCGTCTCCGAGCAAGGCGCCTGCAGAGCCGGAGCTCACGGAGGCAGGCCCGTCACCGTTCACCTGGGTCAAAAGACCCATGGGTTTGTTGATGCCGTCGCCTGTCCAAAAGCAGTCGTTCTCGCCCAGGTTGAAGGCTTCAGCCATCAGGTCGCTTCCGATCCCCAGCATGTCAAATGCCGCATCTTCGATGAGGTTGTTGTAAAGCGGCATGGATGCCATCGCGGTGTGCACCGGGATCTTCACTTCGCCGAACACGGGGTCGGTCACGCGATGAACCGTGGAGGGTGCGGGTGCTTCACCCGTCCAGGTCAGCCGTACACCACTGGTGTACTGGTCGTTGGTCGTGTATTGCACCTTCGGGAACGAAACCACGTCGCGGCTGGTCTGTATAACCCGCGCATTCGCGCGCACGGTGGCGTTGGCAGCCATCTTCCTGATCAGGCTTGCCTGCCAGTCTTCCGGCACCAGGAACCCACCCGCGCTGTCGATCCCTTCGGAAAGGGTCTTGCGGTCCTGGGGTCCCATCTCGTTTATGCCCTTGTGAAGGTAGGCATCGAAGGCGGGTGCATATTCTTTCTTCTGCACTGCCAGGGGCACGTTGTAGCGGATGATCATTGGTCCGCTTTTGGTTTTGACTTCCATTTCCCGCCATGCTTTCGCATCGACGGGGGCATCCCCTTCACCAGGGGCGCTTTGCCGGAAGGACACGGGAAGGGTGACCGGGGCTTTATCGAAATGCTCGCCAGTTTCGATGCGCTGACCGAGTTCGATCTGTGCCTTGATCTCGTCCGTCTTCCCCAATAATCCCTCGATCTGTGTTTTGACCTCGGGGCTCAGCTTGCCGTCGGTTGCAGCTTTTTCCTGCAACACTTTGGCTTCGTTGAGTTTTGCGGTGTACTCACCGCGCAGTTTTGCTAAATCAATAGCCATGTTTTCCTCACTTTCAACCAATAAGAGAAATATCGCGCTGGGCGATCGCTATCCGCATTTCCAGGTCAGTGAGTGTCTTCGCGTCATCGACGCTCGACGGCTCGGCTGATTTCAAAACCTCTTCCAGCTCTTCCAGTGCTTTGTTCAAATGCTCGATATTCCGGGCATTGATCACCTTATCCATCCCCTCCGCTTTCAGAATCCCCACCTTGCGGGTCAGGGTGCACAGTTCCACCAGCTTGAAGTCGGGGACGTCCTTCCCGAACTGATCGTAATGTTTCGCCAGGTGGTTGTAAACGGCTTTCCGTTCGCCTTCGGGGATGTCCACCCCGCCGCGGGCTCCCAGCAAAGCTCCCATCGCCGCACTCACTCCTGCCCACACTGCCTTGCCGATCCCGCTTGTTCCCGCCATGTGGTGGGGCAGCTTCAAGGATCCAAAATTGTCAGGGGGCATTTCGCTCGACCAGACATAATGGTTGGCAATCCGGGTCTTATCTGCATCGCTCAGTTCTTCCCAGGTCTTGTCCGTAAAATCACCCAACCCTGGTGCAGACCACTTCTGGCCTTCATCGGCGGTTCCGGTATCCCGGTATCCGATGGCTGCCTTGGGTTCCACCAAACCATATTCGCGGAACTTGGCTGTCACCGTGGCGGCATTTGCACCCCAGGTCACATCCGAGATATCCCACAGTTTGATCTCGCGCAGGTTGCGGATGGTTTGCCCTTCGTTGATTTCCTCGTCGCTCTTGATCGGGTCGTATCCGATCGAGCCTTCGGTGATGGCGTCCGCCTTGATACCCGTCAGGATCTCGTTCCCGCGCGGCGTATCCAGGTATTCCCGGGTTACTTCCAATCCTCCGGTCGCATCGGGAAAATCCTTCAGGATCCTCTCGGGCAGTCCGTCCTTGCCTACTTCCTGGGCGCTCTTGATTGCCGCCGTGGGAGGTTCGAACGGGTTGTGCATCCACAGGAACTTGATCCGGCGCATATTCTCTTTCAAGGTCTTCAGATAAGCGCCTGGGTGGACGATATCGTTGTACGCATCCTTCACCCCAAACGTTGAATAGATCCCGGTCACCGTTCGCCCATCGATCTTCTTCACTGCACTCGGACAATATTTGATTTCCATATCAACCACCTCTCGCTTTAGCCAATAATCGGTCCACCATTTCCTGGAACCGTTCTGTTGCCCAATCCATTGCTCCATCCACCACGCCCTGGAGCGTCCACCACCTGTCCTTGTGCATCCATGCCTGCGGGCCTCCATTCGGCGTGGCTTCGCTGCTGATCACGTGTGGGGCATAATCCAGGTTCGTCCCGATCTCGCCCACCACGATGTCATTCAATGCCTGCACCTTCGTGCTGATTGATCTTCCCAGTTGTCCCGTCCTGCGATAGGAGCTGTTGGGAGGAGCTGGCGGGTAATCCGGAACCCGCTCGTGGATCCCGGTCATTACTTCGGTCATGGTTCGTTTCTGTTCCATTCTCAGGAGAGCTGAACTCTCCACGAAGAACTTTTTCAGTTGGTCCAACCCTTCGATGCGGATCCCTTTGAAAGTCACGACTGAGCGCTCCATCCAGTAACGGATTCAAACTTCCTGATCCACAGTTTGTTGTTCGCCAAAGCTGCAACCAAAGCCGCTTTCGCTGCATTGACGATCGGCCGCAGCCAGCAACGGCACCGCACGTGAAAAGAGGGCGTGTGAGTTGCATCGCCCAGCTTGTACGGTCCGCCCTGCTGTTCTTCGATGCAGATCGGGCAGACCACGTCGTCCTGGGCGGTCTCCACTTCGAACTCATCCACTACGCCGCTTTCCTGCCAGGTCACTGTATTCCCGGCGGCAAAAGCATTCGTCACTTCCGTCACCGCGATCATCTCTGCCCGCACACTTCCAAACATCCCCAGGATCGTTGGGTCGTTTTGTAGAGTGTCGATCAGGTCCTTCAGCGGGTTTCCCGATTGGATCCAGCTTGTGATCGTTTCCTGCAAGATTGCCCTGGTCGTGTCGGTGATCCCTTTCACCATTTCGTAGGTGTATTTCTTTGCCCACACCATCACCGCCGTGTTGACCAGTCCCCAGTCCACGCCGATGCCGTAATCCTTGATCAATCCCTGCAAAGAGTTGTAGGCACCGGTGAGTGCCGCCGCGGACATTCCGGGCAGCAGTTCGGCGAACAGGTCATTCAATTCGTCATCCCAAAATTCGGGCGGCAGGATCTCAGGCATTCTTTTTCACCTTCTTGATCACCCGCGCTTGCTGGGCGCTCAGGAAATCTTCCACGGTTTTCTTGATGGCTTTTTCCTTCTTCAAACGCTCCTCGTCGTCCGGAGCGGTTTTGAACTCTTTCTTTCCGGCGGATTTGCTTGCAGCAACCTTCGCGGGCACTGCCACCATCGCCACCGACCGGATGAACACGTCCCCTTCTGGTCCAAATGAAGGTTTGCCTATTTCTATTTGGAATTGATTGACCGTGATCGCACCGGCAGACAAAGCTTTTGTCGCCCTGTCCCAGCGGTCCTTTTGTTCTTCCTGGAGGGCGGGCACTTCCGAGAAGTCCCACCTCAAGTGAAAATCGTTGCCGAATTCACCGCCCAGATCCACGGAACAGTTGTCGCTGATCCTGCGGAACTGGGGCATGAGCGTGTCTTCCCAGAATGCCCGCCGGGCTTCGGAATAGTTGGCATAGGTTGCCCGGTTCAATCCCACTCGTGCATTCACCAGGATCGGAGGGACCTTGAGGACCATGCAAAGGCGGGCTTCATCCCGATCATCCAGGACGCCGAAGCCCATCTCTTCGAAGGTCAAGCCTGTCTTTTGGAAGGTGGCATCGCTATCCAGCACAGCCGGTCCGCTGTTCCACTTTTCCTGTCCGCCGTATCTTTCGACCCAGCGCCTGCGGATATCCGTCACCTGGGAATCGATCAGTTTTTGCCTCGAGGAAAGCAGGAAGGGCGGTACTCCACCCTTTTCGAAGAACATCTTCACGAAATCGGTTGCCGAGTTATCCACGTCGCCGATCCGGGCTGCCACGTTTACCGGTGCCATCCCGTTGTACATATTCACCGGGTCGTAGATTTTGAATGACAGGACATCCTGGGTTTTCATGGGGAAGGGATCCGAGATCTCCGGTATTTTGTACTGGTATCCAGAGATGAATGATTCCCCGTTTCGAACCGGTGCCAGCCAGTCGGGCCGGAGCGGCCACAATTCCACCACTCTCCCCGATCCGGAGCGGATCTTTTCCCAGTAAGAAACGCCTGCCAGATCGAGCAGGATCATGATTGAGCTGAAAAAATCGAATTCCGTCATGAACGGGTTCGGCTTGGTGATCAGTTGTGCCAGGGGATGAGTTGGGATCTCCAAACCGTCGTTCTTCCCGTAAACTCTCAGATGGGGCATTGCGGTGGAATCCGCCTTTTTATCGATGCAGGCAAAGATCAACTCGTTCTTTTTGTAGCCCTGGCGGACGTTGTTCCCAAAATTGACCGTTGTATAACTGGGTTGGTTGTTCTCCCAGGAAGAGATCAATTGATGCGCAAAACGAGCACTGGTCAGTGCTTTCCAGGATAAGTTCAAGCGATCGATAAAGTTCATTTGACCAATCCCTTACTTGACTTCATACGTAAATTCCAGAGGAGGATCCTTTGGCTATGGCTTCGAGTCCGCCGCTGGCCGTATCCACCTGGTCGTCATGTTTTCCCTTGGGAAATTCGAGGATTTCTTGCAAAAACACGGGGATCCATTCTCCCCGCACGAGGAACACCAGTCCCT